TTTCCAGATAAATCAGCATCAATCTCTTCCTCTGTCTTATAGAGTTTCGGTTCTACGTTGAATACCGATTTCTTTGCAACGAAAAACTTATTATCCTCTGGGTCAATACCAGCGAATATCGCAGGCGCTCCATCCCACTTCACAGTCATGTTGACTGAACTGCGACTTGCACCAGAGAACATATCTCTTAGTGAACGCATAAAGTTGATTGCGGCCCTACCGCCAGGCACACCAAAGTTTAAGATTTCATCTTCAATATGTTCTAAGTGCAGATTCTTTCCTGCTTTATTTTCCATTAGTGACTGCATTATGGATAACTCACTGTTGACATGGCATCAATTTTATAACTAAAACCACTACCACTTCTGTTGATAAATTGTATTTTAATATATTCTGGTTTCAACTCTCCACTCACATTATTTGAACCACTTAACATTAAAAGGTATATTGAGTTGTATGCCTCTTTGCCACCAGAACGACCAATCTGAATAACCATATACGGAACATCCATAGACTTGCCTAAGTCTGCAACAGTTTGTCCTGTCATGTCTTCAAATTCATTTTTAGTATGTTTATAATGAGCACCACCACCTGTACCATAGACAATCCATAAAGGAAGTTCTGTATCACCAAACATTGCCTCTGCTTTTAGTTTTGCATTTAGTTCAACTAGTGCATCAGTTGCTCTTTCGTAGTTTGGAATCTTTTTCTGCATATCCTCTAATATTGTATTAAAGGTTTTATATGATGCATAGTTCACACAAAGTTTTAATGCTGGAAATAATTCTTCTCTTGTGATGAACCCACCTTCTTTTCTTTCCAGAACAAGGTCTGCAGCACGTTTGAAATTATTCATTTCTAAGATTGGGTCTGTACCACTATTTTCAATTATAACTGCACCCTCTTTGATTGCGTTAATCTTTTGTACATTTGAGAGAATCTTTTTATACTCTGCATTCGCCATGTCTTTTGAGATGATTTCACTTTTCAGAGTTTTCATCTCTCTCAACATTGGTTTATTGATTAGTACTGCATCTCCTGCCGCTTCTGATATAGTAAATCCTGTTTGAGACAATAATGAAGATGCCGCTTTGTGGGCTTTGTCTTTTTGGATTCCTCTAATCGCACGAATACCAACCTTCAAAATTGAATTTTTTAATTTTACTAATATACCTTTTGCCCAATCTAATACCTTAGTTAGTTTCCCTTTGAACTTTTTAAATATGTCACCGAACAGACCTTCTTCAAGAATAGACAGTTCTTCCATATTAAGAACAGTATAGTTGTTTATAAGTTGAGTAGGACGCATGGCCTGTTGTCCATAAATCGCATTGATAAGAGTATTGAGTTTACCAATTCTTGCGTTATCCTCACCCTTCTTGAGTGATACTTGAACAAAAGAAATATTGGTATCTTTGATTGTAATAAGTCCTTGTTTATCCCAAGTCAGTTGTGAGTTGGGAAGTTTTGATAACAAGTCGGCAACAGAACCACTGGTCACAAAAACCATGTCTGCTGTATTTGCCTTACTACCTTTTGTTTTATAGGAATCTGGTATTGCTTTGTAGTATTTGTCAATACTATTATGAACGATACCAACTGAAGAACCCCAAGTTACATTTGGGATTGATTTTATATCTGCACCAATCAGTTCGATTGCCTCGATAAGAAACTTATCATCACCAAACTTCTTTCTAAGTTCAGCAATCTTTTTCTTACCATCAGAAACAATTTCACTCTCTGCAAGAACCTTGTCGATATCGGCAGATGTAGGTTTGGTCTTGCTCCCAGAAAGTCTGGCAACGATATAAACCCAAGTTTCAAAGGTGGCTTCACTAAGTTTACCACCACCAACTGCTTTAATTAATTCTTGTACTTCTGGTGTTTCGTTGATGAACTGTGACAGTTTTATCATTCACTCACTCCATATAAATTACACTTCTATTTATATTATAAGTGATTTGGGGATAAATGTCAACTCCTTATTGTCAAAAATGCAGGCATTGGATATTCTCCAAACGGTTTGTTCTTGTTTAGATAATAACAAACCCTTGATGCATCTTCTTCAAACTGAAAATCTTGCACGACTCTTCGTGATGGAAGTTCGATGACTTCCCATAGTTTTGTCTCAAGGTTTACGTCAGTGAAGTACTTTATTTGTTCCTTCTTTCTATACCTTGAGGTCAGAGAATTTTTCATATCCTTTGCTCTTTCCAGCAAACGGTGTGTTATCGAATACATTGTTATCTTGTCCACTATCAACTAAATCTTCCTGTGCTGCTTGTTCACAATCATACAGACGCATCTTTGCCCTGTCTATTCCCAATACAAATCTCTTATTCATGGTTGGGTCATTGTATCGGTTCTTCAATTGTTTGACTACAATCTGATTGAGGTCTTCTAGTTCCTCTGACGAAATTAGTGCAAACATAAGGTCAGCCGTTGCAGGCAAACCAAAACTTTCTGAAGTGTCTTCTAGTCCAATGTCTGTGGAAGTGAAACCTGTTCTTGTTGTCTGGGTTGCAGACATGATGGGTACATTCGTTTCCACTGCAAGTCCTCTTAGTTCTTCTGCAATCGACTTGATATAGAAGTAAGAACCTACATTTGCATTTCCTTTGAATCGTGAAGATGCACATATATTTAGATAATCAATAAAAATAATGTCTGGTTTGAAACTACGTTTTAGTGCAAGTTCCTTAATCAAACTACGAAAGTGTCCAACGTGTGCTGATGCAGTTGGATACTCTTTAATAATAAACTTTCCGTTTGTCTTTTTCTGTATTTTGGATAACTGTGTTTCAAACATCTTCTTTGGAAGTGTGTGCAAGTCATCCATAGTTATATTCATTAGGTTCGCATCAATACGTTCTGCAATACGTTCTTCTGCCATCTCCATTGTGATGTACAGAACATTTTTACCTTGCATAAGTGTTGACGCAGCAACGTGACACATGAACAACGACTTACCAACACCAGTTCCAGCAAGTGCGATATTCAATGTCTTTTGTGGTAATCCACCTTTAGTAATCTTGTTGAAATAATCTAGGTCAAACGCAATCTTCTCTTCTTTCTTGTGATAGAAGTCAAATCGGTCTGAACCGTCTTCAACATAGTCGTGACCAATATTAGTATCAAATGATACTGCAAGTGCCTCAGATAGAATGGATGGGATTGCTTCTGGTGTTCTTTCCTTATCCTTTCCATCAATAATTCCTATTCCTTCAACAACCGCATTGTAGATGGCTTTGTCCTTACAGAACTTTTCTGTGGTGTCGAGTAACCATTGCGTGTCAACATCCGTCTTTTGAAGTGAACCAATAATGTCCACAATCTTTTTATACTCATCATCGTTGACATCCTTTCGATTGTCGAGTTCGATAGTAAGAGCTTCCTGTGTCGGAATTGCATTATACTTTTCAGTGAACCTTGTAATCTCCTCAAAGATTACACGTTCATTTTTGTCTGAATAATATTCTGGTTTGATAAATGGAATTACCTTTCGTGCGTAATCCTCATCCCAAATCAGATTAGTTAATGTTGTTCTCTCTATTGTCTGTATCGACATATTGTAATTTGTCCTCGTTTAATTGTTCATTTATAATGTGGTGCAGTATGTCACCAGCAAGTTCAAAAAAGTCATCACCAAAAAAGTCTTTTGGTAAGTCATTAGAATCTAACATATCCCATTCAAAATGTAAAGTAGCTTTTTCAGATTCTTTATCTTCTGAAACACTGACTTTACCATAGCGATATACAACACCTTGATACTTGCCTGCCTTTTCAGTCAGTCCAATACCTGTCCATTTCTGGTCTTTGTTTTCTACATATTTGAAGTAATCGCCCATGTCCTTCATTAGATAATGACCTTACCTTGTGCTGGAACTGCAAGACCTGTTACCGCCTCTGTGTATGCAGCACTAAACTCTGGATTGGTTTCTGTTACGAGAACAACTCCACCAGCATAGAACATTGCTTCTTTTGTGTTTTCCGTACCTGTCATACAGACACCCCTTGCGAAACCTACTTTACCATCTGGGGTATTTACCAACATACGAGGATTGTTGAGTGTGATGTTTCCGTTTTCTTCTTTAACCCACTTACCAAGAAACTCGCCTGACAGTGTTACTAATGATACGATTGTACCGTCTTTCATAATTTACTCCTAAACATAATGAAGGTAACTGCCAATTATATATTTGGATTCGTCACCTGTTACTTTTCTTCCAGCATGAAGATGTGTCCACATTGGTGGAAACATTAACATCCGTCCTGCTTTTGGTGTTACAGAAATATCCCTCTGGGGAAAATCTGTTTCACCACCTTCTGGTTCATTGAGGTATAGAAAAAATACCAAGAACCGTTTTGCAGATGCATAGTTTCCTACGTCTACATGGTCATGAAATTCATCAACACCATTTGGTTCGTATCTTTTCAAGCGATACATCTCATATGCATATTGTTCTGGAAACATCTTATCAGTAACATCACAGTCTTCCATATACCTGTTAATACAAGTATTGAAAGCGTACTGCAAGTTATCTTGATATGGTTTCCAATTCGCATATTGTTGTAATGTAATTTGAGTAAAAGAACGATGACCTTTTAGTGTTTGTTTATCAAACTGGTCTTCGTTCTTTTCAAACTCCTCAATCATGTGTTCACACATGAGTTTTGGAATCACATCATCATAGACACGAATGTAGTTTTCATTCAGATTCTTGAACTGCATCTTCTTCTACTTCCACTGGTTTCTGACCATACTTAAACTCTGATTGAGCGAATTCGTCAAGTTGACGCATCACATCCTCAGTGTAAAACTTTTCTGGTTGATTGTTGATTGTCTTACCGAATGTCTTTGTACCATCTGGTAATTCAATACGAGTGGAAATTGATTTGAAGATTCCTGCCTTTAGAGCAAGTTCAAGTAGACCGTAGTACCTGTCTAATCCACGTTCATACATCAGACGCACATCGACCATCTTGTTTTCGATTGTCAAACGTGACTTCTGATTTTTACAGTGAATGATATTACCAACAACCTCAGTACCATCTTTCTCTTTCTTCTTTGAAAGATAAACAATTGAGGATGCGGCATACTTCAGACCAGAACCACCACCCATTTCTTTTGTTGGGAACATAGAACCCACAACGTCATATGTGTGATTGGTTACAATCATTGGTACTTTCGCTTTACCAAGTTTCAAAGTCAACACTCTAAATGCAGCCTTGAGAACTTGTGCCCGTGTCATATCTCTAGTTTCCTTACCACCAGCAGTATCCTCTACTTCTTTAGTAGTTGATAACATACCAAGTGAATCAAGACATAACATAATTGGTTGTTTGTCTGCCTCATTCTGTTGTAAGTAATCATCTAGTACACGAATTGCCTGTGTTCTAAACTCTTGTACAGTTGTTACAGGAAGAATGACCATTCGTTCTGGGTCAATACCTCTATCAATAACCATCTGTTTGGTGATTGCACTTTCTGATTCAAAGTACAGGACACCAGCGTTTGGATTTGCATCCAAGAACGACTTCACCATTCCCATTACAAAAAATGTTTTACCAGTTGCTGATTCACCAGCAACCGCAGTAATTTTATTTGCTGGTAGTCCACCATAAATCGAACCACTCAACAACGCATTGAAGATATAAGAACCAGTGTCAATAAAGTTATCAACATCTCCTGCTTCTACACCATCAGATACGAGTGCGGCATATTCATTGCCTGCCGTCTTTGCAATATTCTTCAAAAAGTCCATAGTTATATATCACCATCCTTTCGATTTTCGGAGAGATACGCATCAAAACCGCCTGGGTATCTTGACTCCAACTTTTCGATATTTGTTTCAATCACATCATCCATAGTAATATCTAGTGCGATACACGCTTGTGCTATGTACCACATAATATCGCCCAACTCACGTTTTGCATGATATTGGGCATCTTCATCAAAGGGTTTACCTTGAAAAAAACACTTCTTTACAATCTCTGCAAACTCACCACCCTCAGCAGTAATACCAATTGCGGCAGTAAGAATGCGTTCTGGTTGCACACCTTGTTCTTCAATAATCTCGCACGATTCAGTAAAGTAGTCAGCATCCTTAGATGCATCACTTGTTACCTCATCTACGAATTCAGTATACTTTCTAAAATCGACAGTCATAATTTATCCTTTATTAGTTTCCAATATCATACCAAATAAGTTACTGTTTGTCAAGTCACTTTTGATTCTTTTATTACACAATTTGTAGTACTCTTCATTTATCTCACTTCCAAGATAATTCCTATCAATTTCTAGGGCTGCAATCGCAGTAGTACCACTTCCCATAAATGGGTCATATACTATATCATTTTTATTTGTATGATTCTCTATCATCATACGACAAACTAATGGGCTCATACCATACTTAAACCCATCTACTACAGTTGACTTTTCATCTAATATTACATCTACCATGTGTGGATTTTTTAATTTAAATGGTTTCTTTGCAAAGGTGAGTATATGCATATAATTCATACGAAACATATTTACTTTATATGACTTAACCCATATATTTGTCTTTCTTAAAAACCAACCGTTCTTTTCAAACACATTAATTACTTTTATATGTTTTGGATATATTCTACCGTCACCCTTTCTATCAGTAGTGCAAATAGTTACTAGGTTATTTGTAGGTTTTAATAGTGATACCCAACTGTCTAAAAATTCTTCCCATTCATTTATGTGTGCTGGTATGTCCAACTCTGCATAATCTGGTGGGGATGTAAGTACATAGTCATACTTGATGTCTCTTTTTAAAGTATCAATACAACTTTCTAAATGTATCATGAAAAAAAACTTTCCAGAGTATTTCTTCTTTTGTGTCTAAAGAGGTCTTTGTTAGAGTTTTTAGAGAAGCACCAGACGTTTTCAATATATATCTTGTTCATATATTCATCCATTGCATCCTTGTCAAAGTTTCCATTTTCATCAGAGAAAACACTTTTCCCTTGTGGACGTTGCATGATTCTCATACCAACTTGACCAATAAAGTTTGGACGCAACATATCCACCAGTTCATCACCAGAACGATATCTCTTACCTTTGATTTTTGGGTCAAGAATATTTACCATCATTACACCACCTTCACGCAGTGAGTTGAAACTATTTTGTGCAACTGGAAGATAAAACTCATCTCTCCATGCTTCATATTCATTGAACTTTGCCCATGATTGGTCTTCTTCATGTTCACCACCTTCATTGTATCTTTCTGTTGAAAAATATGGTGGTGAAGTAAATGCACAGTCAACATCTTTAATTTCATCCCAAGGAAGATTTTCTGCACCACAACGATAAATCTGTACAGTCTTTTTGTTACCTGTCAATGATTGATAAAATTCAATCATCTTGTGGTATCTCTTAAACGTATTTGGATTTGGGTCACAACCAATATAGTGTGTTGCATTAGAGGCAAAGAATGCAGTTAGTCTATCCCCCCAACCCATAGATGTGTCTAGTACAGTTTTCGCATCAGTCATTTCGTAAACTGTTTTCGCAACAATAGGTTTGAACTGCGTTGCAATGTAAGTACCAAGACGAAACGCCATAATGTATGTACGACCTGTCAATTCTTGATTATCATTTACACCACGAAAGATAGGCCCGAATGCACCCCAAAGGTTATCACCATCATTCCATCTTTCTACAGGCGCTTTGTAACCATAAGACCCACACGCCATTCTAAGGTCATTCATAAATGAATCTGCACAGTAATTAAACTTGGGTGGTGCGTCAATTAAACCAAGTCCATATTCACTATATGGATATTTGTAATCATCATACTTTTCAATAACTCTATCGTTTTCCGTTACTGAAAGGTAATCAGTAAAATCTGCCTTCTCTAGTTTACGAAAGTTGGTAACCACCTTCTCTTTATTAAATTCTGCAAGAGGAAATGGTGGTTTTTCATTTGTAATATATTCGGCAAGAACCTTACGAAACTCTTCTTTTCCAAACTTTTCAATTGTGTTTAGAAACTGACTTGTTCTCATAACAGGTAGACCTGTATGGTCAGTACTATTTCTTAATATTTCGTATAGTTCGCTCATGTAAAAAAGTCCTCAAGTGTAGTTTGTGTTCCATATGAACGGTCAATATGAATACCAATCTTATCGGTAATAAAAATCAACGGTTCAATAAAACTTTTTTCATACTGTATATCATAGTCGATATACTTGAGAATGTCAAGTTCTTTTGGAACATCTGTAATAAACGATATCACGTTTTGACCAAATGGATTTGGTTGTCGCAATTGAATAAATTTTATCTTGTCTCCTTCTTGTATCAAAGGATAGCGATTACCAAGTTTGTTTTTCTTGATAAGGTGGTTATACAGTAATGCACCTTTCGTATGCATTGGTGTTCCCTTCTGACTGATAGAATGAGAAGAACCAAACTTCTTGATACCATTCACAGAACGAGGAAACGCAATCTCTTCGATTGGCATATTGATAAACTCTTTACGAAAATCTTGAATAAATGTATTCAGTTCTTTCTCCGTACCAGACATGATAATCTTCAATGCCTGTTTAATCTTCTCACGACAAGGTGCAGGCGTAGATGACTTGACTGCCTCAATACCCATAATCTTCAGTTGAGGTTCTTGATATCGAACACCCTCAACATCCCATGCATTCAGAATGTATCTTTTCTTTGCAGTCCAGATACCTTTGTCTGCAATCACTTCTCGTTTCATCTGCATCTTTTGGTCATAGGCTTGAACATAGTCTGCAAGTTCTTTGTATGACTTGTCAATAAACGGTTCAATCTTTTCCTTTGCAATCGTGTCAAGGAAACCAACAACGTCATTTGGTTTTACTTTATCAATAAGTGCATCGAATGTAACGTAAATAGAATCTGTATCAGATGCAATTACATAATCTTCATTAGTATTTAGCAGTTTGTTTAGATACTGATTTACCTTCTTTTCAATCCAACGAATAGATAACTGACCAGCAGTTGTAATACCTTCTGCAATCGCAAGGTCATAATATCTGAAGTACTGATTACCAATCGCACCATAAGCAGAGTTCAGTGAAATCTTTCTTGCCATCTGAATGTTATGATAACGACTTATGTACTTTTGATACTTGGGGTCTTTGGTATCAACATAGTCTTGTTTTGCCTGCAACATCTTTTTCTTGTAGATAGTACGGTC